ACAATTGGTGACGCTGCTGTATTGATTACTACAAGTTCTGGCAATATTACAATCGATGCTGCCGCAAATGATTCAGATATTATATTCAAAGGTACAGATGGCGGATCTGATACAACATTCTTAACTATTGACGGATCAGCTGCTGGTGCGGCTACATTCAATAGTGACGTAGTTGTTGGTGGAGATCTTACAGTTACTGGTGATGATATTACTATGGCTACAAATACTGCAGGTAATTTATTAGTTGCAGATGGTACTAATTTTAATTCAATAGCAGTCAGTTCATTATCAGAAATAGCAACAGCAGCTAGTGATGATATTTTTTTAGCAATAGATACTTCAGGTGGAGGACTTAAAAAAATTGCAAGATCAGCAGTTGTTGCAGGACTTGCAACAGACAGTGCTATAGCAAATGTTGTAGATGATACGTCACCTCAATTAGGTGGTAATCTTGATATGAACGGTGCAGATATTATTACTACTTCAAATGCTACTATTGATTTAGCTCCTAACGGAACTGGAACAGTTGTTGTAAGAGGTAATACAAATTCTGGTGCTATAGTATTTAATTGTGAAAGTAACTCACATGGTCAAACTGTTATTGCACAACCACACTCTGCAAGTGTAACTAATACTATGTTATTACCTGCTGGTGCTAGTTCAACTTTAGTTTCTTTAGTATCTGCTGATACTTTAACAAATAAAACTTTAACATCACCAAAAATAAATGAAAATGTAGCAGTAACTTCTACAGCATCAGAGTTAAATGCACTTGATGGTATTACTGCTGTTGTTGGTGAACTTAATGCTTTAGATATTGGTAGCACAGCTGTAGGTACTGCAGTAGCAAGTAAAGCAGTTATATTAGATTCAAACAAAGATTATACAGGGTTTAGAAATATTACTTTATCTGGAGAACTAGACGCTGCAACTTTAGATATATCAGGAGCAATTGATATTGCTGGTGCTTCACAATTTAGTGGTGCAGTGACTGTCGGTGTAGATGACACAGGATTAGATGTTAAATTTTTCGGTGCTTCTGCTGGAGCTTATTTTGAATGGGATCAAAGTGCAGATCAACTTCGAATTTTAGGAGCGTCTGCTGATGCAACTACTAGTACAGGTAAATTACTTTTAGCTACAGCTTTAACAGATATTAACGCAAATGACGTAATGGGAAAAGTAGATTTTCAAGCACCACTTGAAGCTGGAGGAACAGATGCTATTACTATCGCTGCCTCTATTCAAGCTGTTGCTCAAGCTACATTTAGTTCTTCTGTTAATGCGACAGATTTATTATTTTTTACAGGTCATTCAGAAGCCGCTACAGAAAAATTTAGATTTACCTCTCAAGGAGAAATTGGTATTGCAGGCAATAATGTTGGTACAGATGGTCAAGTATTAACATCAGGTGGTGCAGGAGCTGCCGCTGCATGGGAAGATGCAGCAGGTGCTGCAGCAGCAGATGATATTGCAGCTGGGGATGCCGCAGTATCTATTGCAACATCAAGCGGTGCTGTTGTTGTAGATTCAAATGCTAGTACAGTTACTATAGATGGGCACACAGGTGTTACAATTGCTGCTTCTAGTTCTGGAAACATAACTTTAGATTCAGAAGTTGACATCAGTTTAGATGCAAATGGTGGAGATATATTTGTTAAAGATGCAGGAACTACTTTTGGTAGTCTTACTAATACAAGTGGTAATTTAATAATTAAATCAGGGACAACAACTGCAGCCACATTTAGTGGAGCAAATGTTACTTTTGCGGGAACATTAGCTTCGGGTGCTATTACCGCTTCAGGTGATATATTACCAAGTGCAGATGATGCTAAGGATTTAGGAAGTGCATCAAAACAATGGAGAAACATTTATACTGGAGATTTACATCTATCTAATAAATCTAAATCCGAAGGTAACGTAGTTGATGGCACAACTGGAGATTGGACTATCCAAGAAGGAGAAGAAAATCTCTACATTCTTAATAATAAGTCTGGCAAAAAATATAAGTTTAATCTGACGGAAGTTTAACATGGCAATAATTTCTAACGGAACTACTGTTGCTGACGCTGGAGCATTTTCTGCAAGTCTAGGTTCAAAGGTTCATATTAAAACTTTAACTGCTAGTAGTTCAGCAACATTGTCATTCTTAAATGGAACTGATGGAGTAGTCTTGGATAGCACATATCCTATTTATAAGTTTGAGTTTATTAATATTCACCCAGCAACTAATGATACATCTTTTACATTTCAAGTAGATACTGGAACAAACACTTCATACAACCAAACTATTACTAGCACATTTTTTAATGCACAACACAGCGAAGGTGATGCAAATTATTTAATGTATAGAACAACTGGAGATCAAGCACAAGGAAGTAGCTTTCAAAGATTAACAGAAGGAACTGGAGCAGATAATGACCAATCTTGCTCTGGTACTTTAACCATCTACAATCCATCTGATACTACTTTTGTTAAGCATTTTATAGCTAACACTCATAATGCTCATCATGGAGATTATACCATGAATAATTTCATAGCTGGGTATGTTAATACAACAACAGCATTAACAAGAGTACAATTTAAAATGTCATCAGGAAACATAGATTCTGGTAAAATTAAACTCTACGGAATAAAGGATTCATAATGGCTGTAGTATCAAATGGAACAACTTTAATAGATGCTGGTGCTTTAGGTGCTGGAGTACCAACTGGTAAAATGACTTTAATTAAAACTTTAACTGCTTCAAGTAGTGCTACCTTATCATTCGTAGATGGTGCAGCTTCCGTAGTCTTAGATGATACTTATGACAGCTATGTATTTAAGTTTATTAATATGCACCCAGCTACTAATGCTGTACAGTTTAGTTTTCAAACAAACGCTGTCGGTGCAAGTGGGTATAATGAAACTATTACAAGTACAGCTTTTGATGCTTATCAAAATGAAAATAATAGTGGTGCTGGATTAGAATATTCTGCTGCAAGAGATCAAGCACAAGGTACAGCTTTTCAACAATTTAATGATGGTCTTAGTAATTCTGCTGATGATTCTATATCTGGAACTTTACAATTATTTAATCCGTCATCAACAACTTTTGTAAAACACTTTATAGGAGATTCAAATACCTCTTATAATGGTGGTCTTTCAGTTAATTGGAAAATAGCTGGATATATAAACACAACATCAGCTATTGACGAAATACAATTTAAAATGTCATCAGGAAACATAGATAGTGGAGTAATAAAATTATATGGAATTGGAGGATAGATGGGTTTAATTAGTGCTGCTACAACAATATTTGATGCTGGAAGTATGTCTGCTGGTTTTGGTGGTAATATGACATTTATTAAAAAGCTAACAGCTTCTAGTTCTGCTACTTTATCTTTTGTTGATGGCTCTGATGGTGTGGTGCTAGATGATACTTATAAGGAATATGTATTTACATTTAAGAATATACACCCAGCAAGTGATGATGCATCTTTTACATTTCAAGGAAATGTTAGTGGAGGAAGTGGATATAATGAAACAATTACCTCAACAGCATTTAGAACTTATCATAGTGAAAGTGGATCAACAAATTTGAGTTATGGTTCAGGAAGTGACCAAGCACAAGGAACAGCATTTCAAATATTAATGCCTTATATGGATAATGATAATGACAGTAATGGTGGTGGTTCTTTACATTTATTTAACCCAAGTTCTACAGTTTTTGTAAAACATTTTATGTCAAGAAACCAATTTGTTCTTAATAGTGCTTACTCATGGAATATGCTTATAGCTGGATATTTTAATACAACTGCTGCTATTGACGAAATACAATTCAAGATGAGTTCTGGCAACATAGATGCTGGAGATATTTGCCTCTACGGTATCGCTTAACAATTAACAATCACAACTAACAAGGAATAAATTATGCCAAGATTTCATAATATAAATGGAACTAACGTACAATTCACAGCAGCTGAAGAAACTGCTAGAGACAATGAAGAAGCAGCTGAGTTAGCCGCTGCTCCAGCAAGAGCATTAGCTGAATTAAGAGGTAAGAGAAATAGACTATTAGTTGAAACAGATTACCTGGCTTTATCTGATGCAACATTAACTTCTGATATGACTACTTACAGACAAGCTCTAAGAGATTTACCAGATGGTAAAGATACAGTAGCTAAATGTACAGACGCTACTTATCCAACTAAACCTTAATGGCACAACAAAATTTTACTCACTATATAAAAAGAGACAAACCACCAAAGAGACCTAGAAGACATCGTAAAAGTTTAAACAAAAGTTCAACATTTAAAAAATATAACGGACAAGGAAGATAAACATGGCAGAGACAGTAGATACAGTTAAGTTGCAGACAGGCTCAGTTAAGCCTACGTCTAGCAATCAGACTACAGCAAGTAAAGCTACTTCATTGATTGAATCTATAGTAGCTAATCCTACTATGCCTACGGGGACTACTATATCTCCACAATTACAGAATGTAGCTACAAATGAATTAATGAGTACTGCAGGAGTTAGTGGGACAGTAGCAGCAGCTACGCCTACAGCTACAGCAACACCTACAATAACTGGAGCGGCAGCACCCACAGCGGCAACAACTACAGTACCTACAACTCAAGCAACAAATGTGTATACACAAGCTGGAGTAGCATCAGCAACTCCTACTATGGCTGCAGCACAAGGTACAGTATCAGCACCAGTAACTGCTCAAACAGGGGCAGTGTCTACTGACTCTACAGTTAGAGGGCAGTTAGCAAGTTTACAAAGTGATGTTGAGACAGCAGTAGCAGCAGGAGATCCTTTACCAGTATGGGCTAGAGGTGCAGCTAAAGCAACTGAAGCAGCTATGGCTAATAGAGGGATGAGTCAAAGTTCTATGGCAGCTGAAGCATTAGCCGAAGGTATAATGAACTCTGCTATACCTATTGCTAAAGCAGATGCAGATACTTATAAGCAAATGATATTTCAGAATCTTGCAAACAATCAGCAAGCTGCAATTACAAATGCTCAAGCTTATTTACAACTGGATATGGCTAACTTGTCTAACAATCAACAAGCTAGTTTACAAAATTTAAATACTAGACAATCATTTTTATTATCAGATCAAGCGGCAGCTAATGCAGCATTTCAATTTAATGCTACTAGTCAAAATCAAGTTAATCAATTTTATGATAGTATGAGTAGTCAAATGGCTGAACAAAATGCAGCTAGAGCAGATGCAATGGGTAAGTATGCAAACAGTGAGACAAATAAAATATCATCATTAAATGCACAAAATTTAGTAGCAGTTCAACAGGCTAATGCAGAAAGAGAATCTTCTATTAATCAGTTTAATGCTACAATAGATAATCAAAGAGATCAATTTAACGTTAACAATCAAAGAGAAATAGACCAATCAAATGTAGTTTGGAGAAGAGGTATCAACACTGCAAATACTGCAGCAGTTAATGCAACTAACCAAGCTAATGCACAGAATTTATTAGGACTATCTAATTGGGCAATGTCAGCAGCATGGCAACAATGGAGAGACGAAGCTTCATGGGTTAATACTGCATCTGAAAACGCATCAAATAGAAATCATAATTTAGCAATGGCTGCACTTGAAAGATCTACAGCAGTAGATTTACAAGATCAATCATCTAAAGATTCTATGTATCAAATGATAGGTAAATTTGGATTTGATGTACTACAAGGATTATAGGAGAAATAATGGGATTTAGTTTAAAGAATATATTTAAAGGAGCAGCAGTAGCAGCAACAGGTTTTGTTGCAAGTAAGTATTTAGGACCAACAGCTGGTAAATTTGCTAGCAGAGCAGTAGGTAGTTTAATGGGTAAAGGTAGCGGAGGAGGAAGTGGAGGAGATTTTCAAATACAAGATACTTCTGTAACTGCACCTTCTTTTAGCGGAGGTCAAATGGGATTTGAAAAGTCTGATAGTGCTGGTAAAAACAGTAGTATTAAAACTGCAGATGCAGATCAATTAAGATACGAATGGGATAATCGTCTAGGTAGATGGTTTAAAAATAAAGATGAAATGTTTGGATAAGGAGACATATGGATCAATTTAAGAAAGCACCTAATAACCCTTTTGACGCACCAGTTCCTGGTCAGGGTCTAACTGATAAACCAGGTAATTACCCTTGGGAACATCCACCTCAATACACAGATAGCCAAGAAGCTACAGAATTTGTTTGGGATAAAATAACACAACCTCAATTTGCAGAACAAGTAATTGCAATGCTAGACTCAGGTATACCTGTAGAAGCTATTGGTAGAATTATAGTATTCAGTGGATTTACAGAAGGTAAGTGGAGTCCCGATTTAGCATTTTTAATTACAGAACCTATTATGAAAATGATAGCAACAGTAGGCATTACAGCTGGTGTTAAAAAATTTAAAATATCTATGCAAGATTTAACTAATAAAAATGAAATGAAAGCTATTATGGATGTAGGAAATAAACAAGAAGAATTTACAAAAGCATCTGAAGGTCTTAAAAAAGATATTAAAGATCTTCCAGGGCAAAAAGGATTAATGGCTCCACAACCACAAGAAGAGGAGATAGCATAATGGGAATAAATTTTGGAAGAATGGCACAGGGTATAGCAACAGGATATCTCGGTGCTGCTATTAAAGATAAAGAATCTAAAGATAATGCTAGACTAGAAGTTATTAAAGCTGCTGGTATAAATTTTGAAACTAATATTAAACCTGCTCATGAAAAAGAAATGAAGTTATTTAAATCTGATTATGACATGGTAGCTACTGTTCACGGTAAAGAAATAGCAAATTTATTTGGTGATCAAGATGGATTTTTTGGCACTGGTAAAGGTTTAGATACTGTTAATGCTATTTTAAAAGAACAGAATATAGATAAGAATGACTTAAAGAATTTTAAATTTTCTACAGAAGAAGAAAGAGCTGAGAAAAGAACTTCAGCATTTGATCAAAAACAATCTACTATGAATGGTCTAACGGGTATTGGTGGCATTGGTCCTAATA